ATACCAGCTGGTGGGGCCGGAGGGGGCGAAGAGCCCCATCCAGGTCATGGCGGCGCGGGCCTCCCTGACCATCACCAAGGCCGATGGGTCGCTGATCCCCTTCGAAGACATCATGGACTGGGACGAAGAGGACCTGAATGCGGTAATCGAGAAACGGGACGACCCCAGTTTTTTCCAGACCCCCGCCGTGCAGTCCTAGCCATGGCTAGGTGGGCTCACTGGAGCCCGTCCGAACTCCTGGACATGGACCTGGGCGACTTCGGGGGGTGGTTCGAAGTCGCCCAGGCGATGGCAGAGGAGGAACGAGTGGAGCTGAACGCTTAGCGGCGGGCCCGGCGGGCTTCCCGGAAGCCAGACACGAAGGCCCAGATGGCCACGAACGGAAAGATGCACACCGTGATGATGCTGGTGATCGTGACGATCGTGATTCCGACAGTCCAAAAGAACAACATGGGTTGCTCCCTCAGACAAGAAGGATAGTCCGAATGGCAGATTTGTCACTTTTTGTGAAGCTCGCCCTGCTGGACCAGCTCACCCAGCCGATGGGGAAAGCTTCCCTGTCTGTGAAAGGATTCTCCAAGGAGCTGGAACAAGCGGCCAAGGTTGGGGAACAATACCAGGCGGCAGGCCGGAACCTGGTGGTCATGGGCGCGGTGGCCGCTAAGGGGGTGGGCGAAACCCTGGGCGCATACAACGAACTCCAGTCCGCCCAGGTGCAGCTGGCGAACAGCATGGGCCATGTCGGTGGCATGGACGAAAACTGGGACAAGATCAACAGGGTGGCGGTAGAGGCCGGGAACGTCTATCCCGGCACTACGGCGGACTTTCTCAACCTGGCCGCCGGCATGAAACAGATGGGCATGGACTCCAAAACCATGTCGGATGGCGCGTTCAAGGGCGCCGCGGCCCTGCAGGTGATGTTCAAACTCAATCCGGCCGAAGCCGGCGAAGCCTTCGTCCAGATGGCCAAGGGCATGGGGGTAGCCGGGAAGGATTCCATGGCCTTTGCGGATTCGCTTCAGCGAGTGAGCTATTCCGCCGGTCTCAAACTGCCTGAAATCAAGGAATCCATGAAATATATGGGCTCCTCGCTCAAACAACTGGGGGTGGAGGGTCTGGGCAACTCCAAGACGGTCCTGGCTATGATGGGCGCCCTGCGCCAGTCGAACGTGGAAGGTTCGCAGATCGGCACCACCTTCCAGGGGGCCTTCGAGCACATGGCTACCATGTCCGCCCGGCTCAAGAGTGGGCGGGGGGAGATCATGAAACAGGCCCAGGAAGCGATGAAGGGCGCTGGTGTCGATCTGACCTTCTTCGACAAGCAAGGGAAGTTCCTGGGAATGGAGAACTTCGCGGATCAGTTCGACAAGCTCAAGGGGTTGACCGAGGAAAAGCGGCTGATGCTGGGCAAGGCCCTGTTCGGCACGGAGGGCAGCAAGATGGCCCTCCTGGACTCAGGGAAGATCCGGGAAATGAGCCGGGGCATGATCCAGCAGGAGGACATCCAAAAGCGCCTGGATCGCATCACGGGGACCCTGGGGAACAAGGCCGAGGCCGCCCAGGGCAGCTTCACCAACTTCCTGGCCTCCATAGGTGAGAAGCTCGCTCCCACACTGCTGCCAGTCCTGGACCGGGCCAATGCCCTACTTGGCGTATTCCAGGCATTCACAGACAAGCACCCCAAGCTTACGGCAGCGATCGCTGGGACCGTGGGCGGACTCGGCGGCCTGGCAGTGGTGACCGGCGGGGCCCTGTGGGGATTCGGCAAGATGGTTTCAACCGTGTCGGAGGGGGGGCAAGCCCTCAAGATTATGGGGGGGCTTGTGCAAACGGTGGCCACCAAGGGGATGGGACTGCTCCGTCCAATGGTGATGGCCTTGTCCCTCAACTTCGGTCCCATGGTCGCCTCCACCTGGGCCTGGGTGACCGCAACCTGGGCGTCTGTGAAGGCCCTGGTTGCCCAAGCGGCCGCTTGGGCCATGACTCCCTGGGGAATGATCACCATCGGCGTGGCCACCGTCGCGGGCGGGGCGCTGCTGCTCTGGAAGAACTGGGACCGGGTTACCAAGTGGTTCAAGTCGGCCTGGGACTGGTTTCAGGGACTCTGGGCCAAGGTGCCGGGCTGGATGAAGTGGATGCTGCCGATGGTCCAGGTGCCGATGCTGATCATCCAGAACTGGGGCAAGATCCGGAGTTTCTTCGGGGGACTCTGGAGCTTCATCGCCGGCATTGCCAAGAGCTTCTGGCAGGCTGGGGCCAACATCGCCAAGGCCATCTGGGAGGGGATCCAGTCGGCGGCCTCCAAGCCAGTGGAGGCGATGAGAGCCATCGTCACGCGGATCAGGCGCTTCCTGCCGTTTTCGCCAGCCAAGGAAGGGCCCCTGATGGACATCCACCGGATCAAGCTGGTGGAAACCATCGCTGACGGCATCCGGCCTGGGGCCCTCCTAGGGAAGGTGAACCAGCTGGCCCGCACGATGGTGCCCACCCTGGCCCTGGCCATTCCGGGCGGGGCTGCCGGGGGGCGGGCGGGGTTGACCGTCAAGGTGGAGGTCAACGTGCAGGGCGGGGCCGCCCAGGACGGCCGCCGACTGGCCCAGGAAATGATGCCGGAGATTGTCCGGCAGCTGGAGATCTACCAGGATCGCCAGCGGATCCGGGAGCACTGATGAGCTGGGGAGCCCTGGGCAGCCTGACCTTCACGACCATCGGCGGGCCGGTGGAAGAAACCTATAAGTGGGCCATGGATATTGCCGAGCACAAGACCCTTGGCCGAAAGTCCAGGACCCAGGTCATCGGTCCGGCGCTCCAGGAATTGAACCTGATGATCCGGCTGAACACGTCGATCAACTACAACCCTGAACTGGATCTGAAGACCCTGAAGGGTTTCATGGAATCCGGGGAAGTGCTGGACTTGGTCATTGGGGACCAGGCAGACCAAGGTCTGTGGGCGGGGACCTGGTTGATTGCCTCCATGGACTTGGCCGCCCTGGAACGGTGGCCGGGGGGGCGGATCCGGAATGTGGAGGTGTCCTTGACGCTCAAGGAATGGGTAGAACCGTCCGCCTTGACCGTCTCCCAGCGTCAGGCCAAGGCTAAGGCAAAGGCCGTGAAGAAGAAGGGGCAGACCGTGCCGGCCGCTACCCAGTGGAAGACCGAGACCAACAGTGAGGGCTATGCCCAGCGGGTGCCGAGCGAATGAGCAGCTATGCCTATCTGACCCATACCACCACCCAGGGGGACCGGTGGGACCTGATTTCTTGGACCTATTACGGAGATGTGAACCACATCCCCACCCTGATGGCGGCCAACCCGGATGTGGCCTTGGATCCCATCTTGGCGGAAGGGGTTTCCATCCAGGTGCCGATCATTGACGAACCGGATCCGGACACCACGCCGGGGCTACCTCCCTGGAGGTCCTGATGGCCAACCTTGCCCAGCAGCCGGCGGTGAAGCTGATCGTCAACAGTCGGGACGCGACGGCGGATTTCACGCCCTTCCTGCTGTCCGTGACCTTCGTGGACCACATGAACGGGGAGGCGGATGGCCTGGACATCACCCTGGAGGATGTGGACCAGCGGTGGATCAAGGGTTGGTACCCGGTGAAAGGCTCGACCGTGCAGGCCTGGTTAGGGTATGCCAACCAACCCCTTCTGGCCTGCGGTGAATTCCAGGTGGATGAGATCGAGATCTCTGGCCCCCCGGATACGGTCAACATCCGTGCGGTGGGCAACAAGATCAAGGCGGCCCTCCGGACCCGGCGGTCCAAAGGCTACGATGGGACCACGCTGCAGGCCATGGCCAGGGATGTGGCGGCCCGGCATTCCCTCACGGTGGTGGGCACCATCCCAGATGTCCATTGGACCCGGGTCACCCAGCACCAGGAGTCCGACCTCGGGTTCCTCCAGCGCTTGGCCCTGGAACACAACCTGATCTTTTCAGTGAAGGGCTCCCAGCTCGTTTTCCATGACATCGCCGAGCTGGAGGCCCAAGCCTCCATCCTGGCCATTACCCGGGCGGACGTGAGCAACTGGCGGTTCCGGGACAAGCCGGTCCCAAGCGCGGCGGTAAGTTCCTACTTCAACCCCGACACCAAAGAGCTGGAACTGCAGGAAGTGGCCCTGGCGAAACCCGCCCTGGCCGACAAGAAGAAGACCCATCGTCGGACGGAGGGGAGGGCGCACGCCCAGCGGCTCGCCAAGGCGGCCCTGCATGTCGGCAAGAGCCGGGAGCGGGAAGGCAGCCTAACCCTGCCAGGGAATGTCAGTTTGGTGGCCGGGGCCAATGTGGAGCTGAGCGGTTGGGGGGTGCTGGATGGCCTCTGGCAGGTCAAGGATGCCACCCACAAGGTAGACCGTTCCAGCGGCTATGTCACGGACCTTGAGGTGCGGTATGTCAGCGCATGAGGAAGATTCCGCCCCTTCCTGGCGACGGGGCATCGTCATAGCCGTGTCTGGCTACAAGGCCAAGGTCAAATTCCCTGACTGGGACGGGATGGTTTCTGCTGCCCTGCCGGTGGTCCAGCTGGCGGCCTTGGGGGCCAAGGCCTGGATCATTCCGCGGGTCGGTTCGCAGGTGGCAGTGCTGATCGATGAGCATGGGGAGGACGGGGTCATCCTCGGGGGGATATACTCCGGCGCCGACCCGGCGCCAAGCTGCAACGCGGATGCCTTCCATCTGGAGCTGGAGGATGGAACGGCCGTCACCCTTACTGCCGGAAAGATCATCGCCACCACGCCGGGGGACATCGAGGCGACCGCCGGCGGAAGCCTGACTGCGACGGCCGGCGGATCCGCCACCATCAAGGCCAGTGGCATCACCCTAGACGGGCCTGTGACCTGCACCCAGACCCTCACCGTGGTCGGCCCCGCGGCCCTGAACGCGGGTATGACCGTGGCCGCCGGGGACGGCGGGGCAGGGGCTACCATCTCCGGCGGGCTCAGGGCCACGGGCGGTGCCACCATCGATCAAGCCACCATTGACGGACGCGACTTCAGCACCCACACCCACACCGCACAAGGGGCTACCGCAGTTACCACGGCTCCAAACTAATCGGATGCACCTGGACGCCAGTGAACGCACACGGACGGAACCGGTTTCTTAGACCGGCAGCCATGGTCGCCGGAACCTCGAAGCATGACCACCCCCATCGTCCCGACCGTGCCGTACTGGCAGTTCGCCCTGGGCACTGCGGGGGAAATCGTCTCGGGTCTGGATGAGCTGTCCCAGGCGTTGAAGATCCTCATCACCACACCCAAGGGCTCTGTGCCGTTGCGCCCGGATTTCGGGTGCGATCTGCAGGCGCACCTGGACAAGCCGGGGCCCCAGGCAATCGCGGACCTGATCCGGGAGATCTCCAAGGCGGTGGCCACCTGGGAGCCGCGCATCACCCTGCAGACCATCAAGGTCAAGAGCATCACGGTGGGCGGCGGCTTGACCCTAGCGATCACCTGGACGCCCACCACCGACACCACCAGCTCCACCGATACCGCCCAGACGACCGAGGTTTCGGTCTAGGCCGGGAGAAGCATGGACACCAGCTCGCCACCATCATTCCTGACCACCAACCAATCCGCGATCACCACCGACATGATTGCCGCGATGGAGGCTGCCCTTGGGAAAACCTTGTATGCGTCCCAGCTGGAGCGGATCCTGGTGGATTGCATGGCCTATCGGGAATCCCTGCTGCGCCTGGCCATTCAGAGCGCCGCCCAGGAGAACCTGGTGGACTTCGCCACCGGCTCCCGGCTAGAGGCCCTGGGGCGCCTGCTGGGGGTTTCTACGCGGATTGCGGCCGAAGCTGCAACCACGATCTGGAAGATCAGCCTTGCTGAGGCATCGGCCAACGATACGGTGATCGCCGCCGGCTACCAGGCCACAGATGGAAACGGCTTGACCTGGAAGACTACGGCAGTCCTGACCATCGCGGCCGGGGCCCTCTCTGGCACGGTGGCGGCCCAGTGCGGAACGGCCGGCACCAGCGCGAACGGGATCGCGGCGGGGGCTACCTATACCGGGCTGACCGGGGATTACACCATCATCAGCATGGATGTGTCCGCCGGGGGCACGGCTGAAGAGACCGACGCCGCGCTCCGTACCCGGATCCTGGCGGCTCCCTACGCCTTCAGCGTGGCGGGGCCAGCCAAGGCGTATTACTACCACACCATCAGCGCCGATGCCTCGATCATCGACGCCGCGGTGGTGAACGGCGGGGCCGGTGTGGTGAAGGTCTACCCCCTGACCAGCACTGGGCTGCCATCCGCCACCTTACTGGCCACCGTGCTGGCCGCCCTGGATGCGGATACCGTGCGCCCGCTGTGTGATGAAGTGCAGGTCCTCGCGCCAACCGCCGTGACATACACAGTCAAGGCGAATATCACCGTTTATGACACGGCTGTGAGTGCCGCTGTCCTGGCTGCCTGCCAGACGGCGGCGGAGTCCTATGTGGCGGGCCGGGCCGCAGGGCTCGGGAAAGACCTGGTTGCCTCCCAAGTCGTTAAGGCTCTGGCCGCCGTGGATGGGGTCTACAAGGTGGAGCTAACGGACTGGACTGATCGGGTTCTGGCGGTCAACGAATGGGCCAGCGGGGCCGTGTCCCTGACGCTCGCGGGAACGGTAAGTGACTGAGTCCCTGATTCCGTCCTCGATCGCTGATGATCGCTGCTTGGCCCTGGGGGCGCTCCTGGACCGCCAGGGAGGGCTGCCTGTCCCCTCCGTTCTGGGCAGCCTCTACGCCCCCGCCAGATGCCCGGAAGTGGCCCTGGAATACCTGGCTCATCAGTTCGGGGTCCTGGACGTCATCTGGGTGTTGGCTGGCACGGTCGAGGCGCGGCGGGAGTTGCTGGCCCAGGCGATCCCACTTCAGGGCACCCGGGGCACGGTATCGGCTGTCCAGAAGGCCTTGGCGGCGATCGGTTGGGACGGCCTCACGATGGAGGAACGGACCAATTCCTGGGCGCATTACCGGGTGAGTCAACCCCTGGCAGGTAAGGCGGTTACCGCCTACCGCCTCCAGCTACTCAAGGACACCCTGGCGGCCTGGGTGCCGGCCCGGTGCGTTCTGGAATACCTGGACCTGGGTGTGACCTTCTCTAGCAGCACGCCAGCAACCAGGATGTTCGATGGCACCTACACATTCGATGGATCCATCCTGTTCGAGGGGGCTCCAATCGGCTCCGTGTCCTACGTTCTCATCGGAGAGGACACGCCAACCATCCCGGTTTCCGGCCTGACCGTGACCCAGGATGGAACCACTGTCACCGTTGCGTTCTCCGTGGACAAGGACACGGCCAACGGCCTGACTCTCAACAGCTATTCTCTCCACTCCGCTGCCGGAACCGTCATCGCCACCGCGTCCACCGTGGACGTGTGGAAGACCAGCGACGTGTCCCTATCCGTGGTGTGGACGTTGACCCTGACCTAGGAGCCCCACCATGACCGCCATCACCGAAACGTCGCAGTGGGATGACGTAACCCAGATAGAGACCACCACCAAGGTCCTGGGCGGCACGGACGGCCCGGTGAACGTGCCGTTGAAGAACCTGGCCAACCGGACCAAGTATCTCAAGGACTTACTGACGGCCCTGGCGGCCTCGACGGTCACCATCAATGGGAATGCGATCTCATTAGGCGGATCGGCCACGTTCAAGGCCTCGACCACCAACCTGCTCACGATCGGGAATGGCTTGAGTGGTGCGAGTTTTGACGGATCAGCCGCGGTGACCATCGCGGTTTCGGCTGCCGCAAATTCGGATGCCGTCAATTACTACCCGGTGTTCGCCACCACCCAAGGAACGGCGGTGAATCTCGGCACGTCCGCCAAGATCACCTTCAATCCATCCACGGGGGCCTTAGTTGCTTTAGGGGCGGGTACCTTCAATGGGGTCACCATAGGAGGAACCGGTGGAGCGACTCGCGTTGTAGGTGCTACGAATTTGGTTTTGGAAGCAACGGGGGAAAATACACTTTATTTTCAATGGGAATCTGGTTCTGGTGGTGTTCAATTCGGCAATGGTGCCGGAGCTTGTATAGGTTCAATTAGTTCAATTGGTGAATTTGTAGTTAGTGGTGGTGGAAGTTTTGGTAAAGCACTAAACGTTAATGGTGGCCTTAATTTAAGTTATGGAACAACAGGTTCATATGGCGCCAGCAAGATTTTAATGCAAATGGAAAGCGGAACCGTTGGTAGATTATATTGTTGTGGTCCGGATAGTGCTACATACGGTAATCTTCTATGTTATTGTGCTACTTCAACCGGTTCACCTGTTAATG